CTATTACTCTATTAAAAGTTTCTGCAGGTACTCCTGTAAATGCTTTTTTATAACCTGAAATAATAGATGATTTATCTTTATCTCTAAAATTTTCTATTTTAATATTTTTATTTTTACTTAATAAATAACCATCAATAGCATCTGCAGCTCCTTTAGTTGGAACTCCACCATTAAACATTGTAATACCACCAACATGTGCAAATAATGCATTCTCTTTAGAGATCTCTGCAAAAGCATTTGGTGCATCAGCGCCAAAACCATTTGAAATATTTGAAGCTAAGTTTAATAACATTTTACTATCTGTAGATTTATCAACGATTGCTTTTAATTGTTTTGACTCTGCATCAGTAAAAAATCTTGCAGGTAAATTATAATATTTACCAGCAGCTGTAGCTGAATTTTTTCTTGCTGCTAAACTTTCTGTAAATATTTTTTTATTTTCTTCAGATGGGTTAAGCATAACATCATTAAAATTAATATTGTTTAAAGTAACAATGTTTCTTTCAGATGCTGTTCTTAATAAATCTTTTTCTAAATCTGTTTGTAAATCAGCTTTAAATTTTTTAACTATTTCATATTTTTTTAATTCAGAAATAGGTATATCTTTGTTTTCAGCTTTTGCAGTAGTAATCATTGTTTCCATTTTACTAATCTCTGCATCCATTTCAGAAAGTGATTTACTTCTAATGTTTAAAATAATATCTCTTTTTTGAATTAGAGCATCAATCTTTCTTGCATTCTCAAAATTCTCAACTGCTAAAGATCTTTCTTTTGCAGCATTAAGAGCATTAATTCCTGGATCATTGCCTTTATCAATTTGAGCTTCATAATCTTTTAAATTATTGCCTGATGTTTCATCTATTTTAAGAGCTGATAGTTTTGCATGAGATCTTAACTTTTCAATTTTTTCTATAGGTAAAGTAGAGTCTCTAATAACATCATTAATCTTCATAGGATCACGATCAAGAGTTCTTAATCCTTTATAATAATCTACATCTTCTCTAACTTTGTTTTTTTCTTCTGCTGCTTTTTTTCCATATACTTTATTATAAACATCAGAATTTAATATAGTATCTAATTCATTAGATGCATTTTGTATTTCAAGATCAGTTTTTCCATAAACAATAGATTTTTTTAAACGATCAGTATTTGCCTCAACTGCAAATCTATTTCTTTCTAATAAATTATTAGTTGCTGCATTTCTAATAATAATAGAATCTTCAACAGATTGTTTTTGTAAAAATGTACCTAATGCTCTTTTAGTAAAAAAATTTTTTGTATCTTTGGAATGATAATCTTGAATAATTTTAAATTGTTCTTTATAATATCTATCCGCTTCATCAGGATCTTCCATCTTAGATGCTTCGTCTTTAACTTTAGACAATCCTGGAACATTTTCATCACCATTATATATCTTTTCTTTTTTCTCTAAAACTTCTGTTTGAGCTTTTACTTTTTCTTTTTCAATAATAAAATCTGTTACAGCTCCAGTAAATCCAGATGAAGCGGCTCCAAGAGCTGATGCGGTTTCCATACTAACACGCATGCCAGGAGTTGTGGGAACAGCTCCTATTTCTTCTGTGGGTCTAATTTGAGACTGATAAATTTTTATTGCCATTTTTAATTAACCTGTTCTTGTTGCTTTTTCATAATTTCCTAATAAAGACTGACCAGCTTTAAAATAACTAACAGTTTGTGCAACTTGTCCACGATATCTTTCAACTCTTGCTTCAGCTCTTTTCATAACAGCTTCATTTTCTAATTGTTCTTTTTTAACAAGAGCATTATATTCAAGCATATCTCTATCTCTTTCAAAATTTAAAGCATTATCCATTAATACTCTTAATCCAGTTCCTTCTTCCGCAACACCTCTAACTGCATATCCAGTTCTGATGTCTCCTGTTGATTTTGTTTCTAATGCATAAATTTGTGGTAAATCAAATTTTTCGTAAACTTTATATCCTTGCTGCGCTCGTTGTTCTAAAACAACAGCATCTCTTTCCATTAAAGCTGCATTAGCTTTAGCTATTTTATTTTGGGAACTTCCAGTTACTAGATCACCTACCCATGACATATCAATAAATCTTTGCGAACCTTATGTAATCAGCACCATCTGGTCCATAATGTTTCATTAAACCCTCTGATTTTAAACCTAACCATTCAGCAAATTTTATCCCTAAAACAAAATCTGCTTTTACAGCGGTTTGTAATCTTTTCACTTTATAAGTTTTTGTTAAAATATCTAGCTTTTTTTTAACGTGTCTAGCAATAGATATAGGATTTTTCCATACATCATTAGTTGCTAAGACCCATCCTTCGGCAACATTATCCCATAATATGCCAATGCCGCCTGATACTACAATCTTTCCATCTTTGATAGCAGTAAATGACATTCCTGGTATTTCTAAAAATAACGCATATTTTTTAAATTGTGGTGCAATCTGAATTGCAGGATCATTCATTGGATTGCTAATAATGTGATGTGCATGTTCCTTCTTAAAAGGAATGATATCAATATTATCCATCATTAGTAATTAATCTTGGGTATAATGATAACAATGTCATAGGTAGAGCTTGATCCTGTACTACAAATAAATATCCATCAGTTTCAAAGTTACCTCTAAATTCAATTTTCTTATCTCCGGTAAATAAAGGAACAGCAACATCCATAGGTGCAGCAGAAGATCTAAATGGTATCTCTTCTAAGTTATTTAGATCTGGACCCACTTTAGCTCCAACTGTTTCGTAAAATCTTAGTGTAACATCAAATATTCTTTTAGTTTTTCCTTGTGAAGTTCCATCTTGCGATCCAACATCTAATCTCATTGTTTGTAATGTTGATGTATATGCTAATCCTACTTTTGCAGCAGTTGTAGTTCTGTCTAATGTTATAGATCCTGATGAAACTGTTTTATCAGGATGTGTTGCACCATTAGCAATAACTCTAACACTTTGTGCTTCAAGATGATCTAAACCTGTAAGTGTAGATGTGGCAGCTCCTGAATAAGCTAAAGCGCTATCTACAAATTGAAATTGTGTAAGTGAACTATCAAATTGAAATGGTGTAAAATATTCTACATAACGTCTTGTTGTTCCATTAATTGTTCTTTTAACAATAACCCATAATTGATCTTCATCAGTTCTGTTATAAGAATTTCCAGAAATAGAAATAACACTTTCAACTATACCATGAGTTGTAGCTCCAAAAGATCCTCCTAATTTATGTTGATGCCAAGCAACAACTTGTTCTGATCTTTGATATGTTAATCCAACTAATATTCCATCTCCACGAATACCCCAAATAATACTATGTGGTTCTTGTTGGTATGTTAATTCATCTAGTCCAGATAAAGTAACGTCTTCAGCTAATATAGTCATATCCGGAGCGACATAACCATCTGTGTCAAAATTGTAAGCTAATTCTCTTAATTTTCTTTTAGCACGTTGAACAAATAAAGTTGCGTTACCAACTGATAGTGCATCTATATTGGATGCTCCATAGTTAGATTGTTTTTTAATATTAATATTTGTAGGCGATACTGCAGTTCCAGTAGAATCTGAGTTTAATGTAAACTCACCACCTGATGTTAATATAATTAATGTTCTTGTTGCTTTTAAAGATTGTATGACGTTTACTTGATTTGATGCGATTGTATAAATCATTGCATCGTCTGAGGCAACAGTTCCGCCTCTATTTTCATCCATGTTTTCATAATCTCCTGATCTTGAAAAGAATAATGTTTGAGGTTGATTAGTTGTTCCTGCAAATACTAATCGTTGTTCATAAAAGGTTACGCAAGAAGGATAACCTGTAGTGTCTGAGAAAGCACCTAATGCCCAGTCCACAGATGCAGAACCAGAATTAGTATCTTTTATAATAGTCCAAGTAACAGCAGTAGAACTAGTAAATGCAGTAATCTCTCCATAGCCAGTTCTGAAAGAAACTAATCTTCCTACATCAGTTGAAGCAAAGGTTGCAGCAGATGCTGTTAAATCTCTAGCAGTTCCTACTGTATGTGCAGATGAACTTAAAGTTACTGCTGTAATATTATCATCTAAGTATGGACCATTTGTAAAATCTACTTCTGTAATAGTCCAAGAGGTATGTCCAGTTCTTGATAACTTTTTAACTGAATAATCAGGATGACATAAGTACATAACATCTGCTGATTGAGCATATTTAATATTAAATAAATCTGCAGTTAAATAAGTTGTTGTTAAAGTATAAACTCTATTTGCAATACCACCAGATGTGTAAGCAGTAAAAGAAGTAGTATCTACATCAACACCATCTATATCTTGTAATTCAAAATCATTAGTATTTTTATTAGCAACTTTAAATCTTTTATTATTTACTTGCGTCATCCCAACAACACCGGTGATAACTATTGTATCTCCATTATCATAACCATGAGCTGTTGCTGTAACTACACCTGGATTTGCTTGAGTTATACCTGTAATTGTTTTATTAGCTTCTAATACAGCTCCATTATCTTTATAAAAACGAATATATTGATTACCAAATTCTAAAGCATAAGATTGTTCAGTTGAAAATTCAAAAGGGATTAATCTTGTTTTCTCTGCAGAGTTTTCTACTTCTGCTACAAATGTTGTTCCTGGACGTCTTGTTACTGAACCATGAGGTTGAACTATAAAATTTTCTAAAGTTTTGCAGCCACTAAAATATTTTTGGAAGTCTGTTCTTCCTTCCATACGATCAGATAACTGACCCCCAGTAAAGTTAGTAAGAGCTGTTGATACTCTTGCCATAATTAAAACCTACTGTTGATAAATTCGTCTGATAATATTACATCAACTTGACCCATATTAGGATCTGTATTTTGACCCTCTGTAGCATCAACGTGTTTAGCTTCTGCAAGTTTTTCTTGATAAATCTCTTTCATTGTTGTTACTAATGTAGCATTAGCAGTAACAGCAAAAGCAATATCTGCAGCTAAAGCAGCAGAAATAGTTTCAGCAAGTAATGTGTCATATTCATTTGGATCGGTAACTAATTTTATATATTGAAGTTTTATAGGTGATACGTTTGCCATTATTTTTCTACCTTCAATTTTATAATCATAATCATAATCAGATATTGTAATAACTCTTAGACAGTCAGATGGTAATGTAAATTGATTAGCCCAGCCCCAAGCAGGAGTTGCAGTATCTGCAGCAAGTTCTTGTCTTGCTATTAAACAATTCCATGTATGAGATCTAAATACAGCATTACGAATGCTTTCATATCTTGCATTACATAATCTTGCATTTTTACTATCTTCTGTAAGAGACAGTATTGTGGATGCTCCTAATTGATTTAATGCGTTATTACAAATTTCTACTACTGATGCCATATTAATCTTTCTTTACTACAATATTGTATTTTTTCCAAATATCTTCTTGCGATAATTGAAGTTCGTCTAATTTTTGTTTAGTTCTTGAATTAATCTTATTTTGTTTAATAATCTCAACTAATGCGTATCTATAAACATCGCTAGATCCATTCCATTCAAAGTGTAATAGATGTTTAGGTTCTGCATAGATATCTAATAATCTTGGATCAAAATCACTTAGAGTCATTCTTAATAATGTACTTTCTTCTTAGTTTTCTTGGTTTAACTAAAGCAAATATTTCAGCTTCTGTAAGTTCTAAATCTTTATCAAAACCATGATGTGCAGTTGATGTATGTTTAAATCTATCAACTAGAACATAGCGATAGATATAATCTTTATTTTGTAAATGTAAAATGGT